GTTCAGCTATCTGGCGTTTCTGCATAAGAATATTCATCAGTTCACCGAGATAGAACTGGGCAAGATCTTCTCTTCCCTGTCGTTCTGCTGAACGGAGCAATGTCCAGAGGGCTGCTTCGGGAAGCATCCGTTCTGCCATCTGCTCGTTAATGGCATCCTCCATCTGATCTGCATCCTGCAAGGTAAGAATCCTATCTCTGATTGCTCTGTCTGAGAGCAATGGGGTCGGGCCTTCCCGTGCAATCTGAGCCATTGAGAATCTGGTCATGTCGTCCTGTGGCAATTGACCGACAAGGTTGACGACGGGCTGTCCCGTATTTTTAATCATCTCAGGCGTAATCTCTTCCGTGAAGAACATCCTGTTCCGATCCATACCTGAGAGTTCCATTGACTTGAATGATCCCTCGGCGTACTGGTCGGCGATCAGGTTAAAGATCATACGGTACGCCTTCTCGACGGATCGCAGGTACTTGTTCACCACGGTTTCCACGCCTTGTCTAAGCGTATTTATGGCGAAGCCGGATAGCTGGAAGGGTAGCTCTCCGTAGACTGAGTAGGGTAATGACCCTCTTTGCATTTCGCCTGAGACAAGGGACATAAAGGCACCTGTCTCCTTCGCCATCTCCAGAAGTCCTAGCGGCTCGACATTCTCGTTCTGTGCAAGACTGATCTCTGAGCCTTCCAGGTATGGGTCTTCATCAAGGGACTTTGTTCCGTCCCTGCTTCTGACGATCAGTCCCTGCCGTCGTGACCGTGCGGTCAGTTCAAGCAGAGTGCTCATCATCAAATTATGCTTTGGATACAATTCCCGTGTAGACCTAAACACTGATTCGCCGACATCTGCAATGGTATCCTGCATCGTAGATTGAGAAAGTGCCACGATGTAGGGGTTTGCCCCAACCGGGCCGAGGAATGCAGGAACCTGGTCAGCTCCGTGTTTCTGTTGTTTCTTGACAACCCGTATCAGGGGGTTATTCTTTGACCCGTTATGGATCAGGATGGTGTTCATCTCCTTGTCATAGAAGTCATACACCTCAATCCCGTCGATACTGTGGGGGGTTTCCCAGTCAATCTTCACATTGTACTGAGCAAAAATCTGATCCTTGGTCTTTGGAACCTTGTAGCAGACCCATTCCAGTCCATCGGGGCCTGAACCCCAGTAGGTATGGAGCGGGTCCCACGGCGTAATATCCACATACGTTGTTCCATCAGGGCGTTTCGCAAGAAGTGCTCGTCCTGCGTACCATCCACGTACAGCAGAGTACCATGCAAGTTGGTCACGCAGTTCTGGGAGCATCATCTGGCACAAGCGTTCATTTGCTGCTCGCTCAATGCCGATCAGGAACCGCTCCTTCTTATCATTTCGTTCTCGCAGGTCTGAATCTGCCCCGTCATGGGGGATGCGGACAGTCATATCTGCCCCGGACACCCACCCTATCACTTTTTCCGCATAGGTTTGCGGTTCATTAGACGTATAGGACTGGTATCCCTCTCCCGCATCATAGGGTTCGAGTCTGTAAAGGGCGTGGTCATCCTGCATTCTCTGACGAAGGGGTTCGGTCGCATCGTAATGCGATTCTACGAGATCAACAATATCCTCCGGTTTTCTCCGTACCATCTATGCCCACCTTTTCACACGAATACGTTCCCGTCCTTCGACATATCCGTACCCGAATCGGTCAATGAGGCCGTAGATAACGGCTTTCACACCGTGATTGTACTTATCTTCTGGTACATCACCCACTATATTCCCTTCTCGGTCCGTTTTCCACCTGTATGCCTTGGTCTGTCCGTCAAATGGGTTCGGCATCGAGCCGAATTCTGACAGGATACCATGACATTTGGGGCTGAACACAATGCGGGGAGCATGGGTCTTGGGATCTATCTTGAGCCACCCCTTGAGCCTCTCCGTCCCCTCGTTGATCTTGATCTTCTGGGACGATAAGTAGAGTCCTGTCTTGTTAAGCCATACTTCTGCCGGTGCTGCCATTGCCTGGTGTTGGTGTCCTGCGATATCGATGACTCCGAATCTGACATCCTGCCACCATTCTTTGGACTGGGCGATGTCGATGATGTCGTCGGTGACGAGCTGCTGTTCGTAGATTTCGTCGATGACTCTGATTTGTTCTCCGATAACCTGGACGACTTCCACGGCATACGCTCCAGCGTAGCCCGGATCCATCCAGATATGTACTGGTTCACCTGGTTCATATTTCACCTCACTTATATGTGCGTCAGGGCGAAACTCCTGGAACACAAGTCCCTTTGGCGGTGAGGGTTTCCCCTCGATGCGTTCCATAAAGAAGTCGTCGCTCGACACCTCTTTTAATCGTTGAATCTCCGGGTCATCAGCTCCACCCGGATAGAGATATTTGTTTGTATAGCTGGGAAGAGAGTATGCTCGTGCCTCCTTATCTGCCCCCGATGCCCACGCGGTAAACATCTGGGGATACCACCCAAGTGATCCCTCAAACGTTCCCGACAGGAACATCCATCCACGTTTGGGAGCGCATCTGCCCCTAAGTCTGAAGAAGGTTTCAATATCAAGCTGGCTTGCTTCGCATCCCAAAATCCCATTGGGTGCTCTCATCGCAAGCGTCCGAGGGTCTTTAGCACTCTTCGTCTCAATTCTGGTTCCATCAGCAAGAGTGAGATGCCCAGGATCAACCCGCTTCGAGGCCTCCTTAAGGATTCCAAGTGCCGAGAAGTCCTGTAGGAGATACTCAAATTCCGCTCTGGTACGTTCATAGTCTGCGGCAACGAGCCAGTAGAGTCCCCGTTCTTCTGTTTCGGCAAATCGTCCGAGAAGATACTTCGAGGCAATAAGACTTTTCCCTGCCTGCTCCCCTCCCGCAACGAGACTGAACCGATAGGGCGAGTCGAGAATGGCTCTTTGCTCGTCAGTCGGCGTGAAACCCACCTTCTGAAAAAGGTAGTCACGTAAGCCCGGTCCTTTCGTGAGCGTCGTCATTCGTCTTCCCCTCGCAGCGTCAAATAGATCGGAGTGTTTTCCCCAACCCACGCACCAGCTACGTTGAACTCGAAGTACTCCACCGCATCCTCATACGTCATCTCATCCCTCTGAACAAGGATCTCAATACACTTATCCCTGTCATACGCCGCAAGAGGTGGCCTGTTAAAGACTTTGCACATCCCAAGAAAGGCATCTTCAAACCCATCAGTCATCCGTCTCGTCTTTTTCTTTAGGAGCATTTCCCCGCTTCTCCAGTATCTCCGCTAAGGTCTTCTCAACACTTACCGGCAAATCCGCATCGGGAGATCCCTCCACCACAGGAGTGTTCTTCAGAACCGCCTGTGATGCCTTCCGCCATTCCGTAATCAACTCCTTCGCCGAATCCTGGTCCATCGCTACACTCGGCCTGAACTTCGCAGGCATATTCGCATTCAACAACCCCAACAACAACACATCACTCCCGCGGTTCTTGTCAGGATTCTTTACCCTGTCCAGCGCAATCGCTTCCAACGACTCAGCAAACGACTGCTTCATCAAATCAACACTCCTCATAAAGTCAGGATCACGCTGAGTCCACCGACCATACGCATGACGGGTAACCCCAGCAGCCTCGCAACCCTTCTTCACCGTACCCCATTCCTCATACGCAGCAAGAAAGATCGCCTTACGGCTCTGAGCACTCCCGTGCTCACGTTCTAAACTATTACCCTCTTCCAAAGCTTCCTTACCCTTCATTCTCTCCCTCTTCCCTTAACAATCCCTTCTCTCTCTCTTACCATATTACTATTACTACCCCCTTTAGGGGGGTAGGTAGTAATAGTAATATGAATATATACCCTATAATTTTCCTAAATGCAATATTACTAAAAGTATTACTGTAATATTACTACGTATTACACTGTAATACTTTCTGTTTTACTCCCATTCCAACAACATTGTACCCTTTCTTGTCAAGAATTAAGATCTTTCCTCCCCATTTCCCCGGAAAATGAAAAGTATTACACCGTAATTACTGTTTCCTGGCACTGTAATACTTTGCTAAAACGCTTTTAGTGGGAAAAATTTTGGTGAGGGTAGCCTATAACCACCAACTACAATCACAAGCCATACCCCCTATACCAACACTTCCAGACAATCACACAACACATACACACCATCACTATCCCTTCCATAACAACTGATAACACATAACACATAACACACAACACCACCTACCAACACCATCACCATCACCACTACAACCACTACCACCACCACCATCACGCTCACCACCACGCAGAACACCTGTTCTATACTTGTCTAAGAAAATACCTAATCAGATTCTAATATTTGTTTAAGAAAATACCTATACAAAGTTTTATACAAGTATAAGAAAAGTATTAGAACTTTCCTGGAAATATCTTATACAAATCCAAAGAAATAATTCCTATCTGTAAGCATGTATCTTCCTATGTGTTCTACCGTTTGCATGGCCTAGATCACCCCGTAAAACGTTCTAGGCTTATCGTGACAAGGTTTTTCTATGCTCATGTGGGGTTTACCATTACCAGATCAATAAAAACTCTTTTTTCATGGTGTTGTACATAGAAAGACTACCAACCCACACACACCAACAATAAACCAGAACATACGTTCTACTCACACTCCAGGTAAACCCTCAAACCCTAAAATCACATTGCTAGACTCTAGGGGTTGACAAGTACCTATTAACTGTTAAACTAGGACTACAAACTTAAAGAAGGGAGAAATTGCCAGCATGACCGATAACAGAAAGGCGAATCAAGAGAAAAGAAAATCAGCATATCAAGACTTAAAGATACATGACGGCCTATCGGTTTATAACTACGGGTTAGGTTATGTTACGTCTCGATACATATCGCAAATACGGTTTAGTCATAAGCAACGACTAGCGGAACACTTGAGACGCAAGGCTAGACATACTACGCACGTTGACAAGTACACTCTTAAACGTGTTAGGTCTGATACGAACCTGTTACCTTGGCAATAGATACGAATCACATTTAAATAATAGGTTTACTCTTTCACCTATACGTAAATAAGTAAAGATTGATTATAACTAGACTGCTAGCTATGCATTAGCTGGCTTTATTTTTAGGAGTTTATACCATGGCATCAAGAAAAGATTATGTTAAAACTGCTCAAGTATTGAAGCAAATATATTCTGAGAATTGCGATCAATGGGGAAAAATTGGGAAAGTAGATTTTGGA